TCTGTCTGCCGAGGCGCCCGGCAGCTTGCTCGGCGCGATGATCCGGCCGTGGCTGGTCGGCGCAAAGAACTCGTCCTCATATTCGTTGACCCGATAGATGCGCCCGGGAGAAACATCACCGCCGCCAGCGCGCGCACCGCCATAGCCGAGGAAGTCACCGAGCGTTGTGGTCGGCACGAAGCTGGAGCTCAGTCCACTACCACCGCCGAAGATGGAGCTGAACAGCGAGCCGAAGAGCCCTTTCCCGTTCGTCTGCACATTGATGATCTCGGTGAGCAGCGCCGCGATCGCCTCCTTCGCGTCGAAGCTGCCGTCGACGATGCGCATCAGCTGATCGTCGAGGACCTGTCCCATTCGCTCGGCCGGCTTCTTCGCTCCGCTCATACTGCTCGGCCAGCGCCTCCTCCGCAGCGAGCTGGCGGTATTTCTCGTCGATGAGCGCCGAGATCTGCTGGCCTTCCTTCGAGGTCGCCTCGACACCCGCCTCGCGCAGCGCAATTGTCCGCTCCCGCTCGATATCGGTGAGACCTATGATCGCCAGTTCCTCGCGCAGCGACGCGATGACGTCGTCGATCGCCTTCTTTTCTTTCTCGGCTTCCGAGACTTTCTTGGACCGGCCGCCGCCTTTTTCTTCCGGCTCGATTGGCGTCCATGTGCGCTCAGCCGGGCGGTTCATTGGCTTAAGCCGGTCGTTCAGGATGCCTGCGATTTTGGCGTCCTCCTCTCGGAGTCTGCGACTCTCTTCCTCAAGCGCCGCTATTTGACCGGTATAGCCCGCAAGGTTCGCGTTCTTGCTGTCTTCGAACCCATTTCTCTTTGCCACGTCGGAGAGCTTCTCAGCTTCTTCGCGCTGTTGAGCCTTTTTTGTGAGAATTTCAGTTTCGAGCTCGAGCTGCCGCCGGCCAATTTCAACCTGCCGATTGCCCAACGTGCTGTTCATCTGGTTCTGGAAGTCCCGGAAGCCGTCAATGAACTCTGCAAGGCTGTCCGCCGCCGAGACAATGGCGGACTTCAGCTTCGTCCCGAAGGTGGTCGCGAGCATATTAAACTTGCGATCAACTTCCGCCGCCTTCTGGATCATCTGCTCGTCGAGAACGATGCCAAGGTCGTTCGCGGCCCTAATGGTGTCGCGGATGCCCGCTTCGCCGGCCTCGATCAGCTGCACGAACTGCTCGCCGCCCGCGCCGCCGAAGATCTCGTCCATGATGCGTATCTGAGCAGCCTTGTCGAGCTCGCCTAAACGGCCGATGATCTCGGTAAAAAGCTCGGCCGGGTCCTCAAGTTTTTGCTTCAGATCTTCGGCGGAATAGCCAAGGCGCTGGAAGGCCTCGGCCGCCGAACCGCCGCCAGTGACGATGAATTCGTCGGCGCGTAGGTTCAGCTCCTTAATCCCGTCTGTCAGAGCGTCGATGCCAACCCGGTTCTGCTCGGCGACGAACTTCAGCTCCTGGAAGCTCTTGACGTCGAGGCCGGCCCGGCGCGCTTCGTCGCCGATCGAGGCGATCGCGCTCGCTGCGTCGCGCAACGCGGTGACGCTGGCGGCGGAGACAAGCCCGGTCACGAGACCGGCGCCGCCGGCCACGAGGTTCTTGATCCTGCCGAAAGACGCGACGACGTCGGTTGCTGCCGACTTTGAGAGCGCCCGCACCCGCGCAAGAGCGGACTCGAAACCCTTCGGGTCGCCGGAAATAGTGACAGGAATATCTGGACGGCTCATCGGTGCCTCGTTGCGGAAAACAGAAAAAGAGCTACGCTCCGCCACGAAAGGGAGGGGCGCATGCTCAGGTTTTTGTTAGCGATTACGCTTGGCGCGGTTGCCGGAGAGGCTGCGGCGGGGTGCAATAAAGAGCTTTTGAACGTTGAAGGCTGGTCGGCGAAATCGATGGCCGAGCGCAGAGTTGAGGTCAGCATGGACCTTAGGTCTACGGCCCCGAAGCCTATTCGGATTATCGGGGCGCTCGTTTATTTCCGCGATGCGCTCGACGAAGACATCGGTTCACTACCTGTTGAACGTGACGCTCACATCCCTGTGGGAGGAATCTACACCCGATTGATGAGACCGGCTCCGGCGCATTTCGATCGGCTCCTTAAGCTGAGGAAGCAGGACGTCGAAACGCACGTCTGCGTTTTCGCTGTCCTCCATGAGGAGGGAACGAAGGAAAAGTTCTAGTGGTGAACACTGGACCCGCCACAGACTTCAGCCTGGTGTTGAGCGGAAGCCTAGCCTATGATCTCGCACGTCAGCTTCGCGCCAGTTCCGGTTATTCGCGGTCCTGCACGCATTGGATCCGCTCGCAATCGTGCAATTAATCCGCAGGCTGAGGATCAGGGAATTTCCAAGTCCCATCGAGGACGGAATCGCGCGGGCGGTATAGCCTTACCGTGTAGTTCCAGCCCTTCATTATCGGCAGGCAGTTAGAGATTTTGCCATCGCACCCTCCGAACTGAATATCAATTGAGCCGTCCTCGCCCTTTTCGGCCGTCACGTTGTTGAGCGAGTAGGCATCGTATGGGTTCTTTTCGTAGTAGCCGTTCGCATTGTAGAGGCTGATCGACCAGAAGCCGTCGACCGGGACATCCTTGACGTGAAGCTTGTAGATTGTCTTGCCGTCGTTTTTCTCGGGTGTAGTGTTGAGGTAGGTGGCGTCCTTGTCGGGATTGCCTCCCCAAGCGGCAGCACTAGCGACGAGGTGACGTACAGGATCGACCTTAGCCTTGGACCCGAAGGACTTGTTGAAGTCAGGCATGGTCGTCGCGAGGATCAAAAGGGCGTCACGAACCTTCTTCTGACTAGCCTGATCCCAGTCAGGCACTTCGAACTTGCCCGGTCCTCCGGCCTGATCGATCTTAACAGCATCCTGCAGCGCGTGGACCTGCTCGACATCCTTCGGATCGGAGGGGTCGACGAATGTCCGGATGGCAATCACCATGTAACGACTCCCGACCTGATCTTTGCTGAAGGTGCTCGTCCCACCATAGGATACTGCGGAAACATAGTGGTCCTCGTTGATGGCCAGCAGCGACATAAAGCGCTTTCCCGCGTCTGGCAGTGTGATCGTCACGGGCCCTGACTCGAGATCGAAAACTGCGCCTGAATAGAGGGTGTCGCGATTCAGTCTTATGACGGACTGGTTTTCGATCGTCGCCGGCTCACGGCGATGGAAGAACTTCCCAAAGCCACCATCCTTGACGACATTGCTGAAATACAGATCGCTCTCAGCACGGACGAAATTGTCGATCGTGACCGGCTCAGCGGCAAACGACGCCGCGGAAAAGGCGACGATTGCCGAAATGCCTGTCGCGGCGGTCATAGCAAGATGTCTAGCGTTCATCGTGGTGTCCTTGATTGCTTTTTGCGATGCCCAACGGGATCAGTTGCGCCCTGCGTGAAGGGGTTTTCACGTCCGATCAAAAGTTTTGCAGCTAATCTATAACGTCTGCAAGTTGAAATAGCCGCTTTACGCGGCGAAGGCGTTATCCTAGCCTCTGGCCGAATTGGTGATGCTTGCATATTCCCGCCTCGCTGCCCCGCAAACAAAAGGAGGCTCCCGCCCATGAGCCTTGTCGATTTATTTGCCTGGATCGTGCTGGTTGTTTTGACTGCCAGTACGGTGGCCGTTGTGGTCTTCCTTGCGATGCTGCCGGGAATGATCGCCAAGCGACGCAACCATCCTTGGGCGCAGGCGGTGACCGTCGGCGGCTGGGTGACGCTTTTCCTTGGCTTCGCGCTTTGGCCGATCGTGCTGATCTGGGCCTATGTCGATGTCCCGCGCGCACGCCAGGTGGGGATTGAGCAATGATCGTCGTCCTCCTCAACGTCTACCTTGTCATCCTATTCTGCTTGGTGCGGTTTCGAATCGTGCCTTTCAATCTGTTCTGGAAGATTTCCCCGGTCGTCGTCCTGCTGCTGCTGCTGATCGGGCTGTTCATTCCGATGAATTGGGGTGCCCCGCAGGGACCGGCGCTCGTCGTGCGTAATTCCGTCGCAATTGTTCCGAACGTGGCGGGCGAGGTTGTCGAGGTGCCTGTGCAGGCGAACACGCCGATCAAGGCAGGCGACACTCTGTTTCGTATCGACCCGGTCCCCTACCAGGCTAAGCTTGATGCGCTGCAAGCCCAATTGCACTTGAGCCAATTGCGTCTGTCTGAAAAGACGAGACTACAGACGAGCAGCGCAGGTCGGGCCTACGACGTTGAACAGGCGCAAGCCGAGGTCGCTCAATTGCAGGCCCAAGTAACCGGAGCCAAATGGGACCTCGACAAAACGGTGGTCCGGGCTCCGGCCGGTGGTTACGTCACCAACCTGGCGCTACGAGCTGGGGCTCGCGTCGCCAATCTTCCTCTCTCGCCGGTCATGGCGTTCATTGACACGTCCGAGACGATCATCGGTGTCGAAATACCGCAGATTGACGCTCGCTACATCGAGCCGGGGCAGCCTGTCGAAGTGACGTTCAAGTTCGAGCCGGGAACCGTTTACTCCGGAAAGGTGGAAAGCGTTCTTCAGGCGGTGGCCACCGGGCAGACCCAGACATCCGGCGCGGCCGTGACGTCGAAGGCGATACAGACGCTGCCATTCGTGGTCAGGGTGAAGCTGGACGACGCCGAATTTGCAAAACGGCTACCGGCGGGGAGCACGGGCGATGCTGCGATTTTTACCGATCACGTGAGCGCGGCCCATTTCATCCGGAAGGTGCTGCTCCGCCAGATCGCCATAACGAACTATATCAATCCGCTTTAAGTCGCGGGATCGACCTCCGTCGATTGAGGACCGCATCGGGGCCGTCATCGGTAGTTCCAGCTGTGCGAGCTCGGCGGTATTTCGGCTCCCTCACCAAGCATCTTCAGGTCAGGACTACCTACCCCCGATCGTTCTCGCGTTCGGACTGCCCTTCAGCGATGGACGAACGCCATGCTCTGCGGCAATGCGCCGGACCTCCTCACGCGAAATAAACGGTCCGCCACGGACATTGCCGGAAAGCCCCTCCACGGTCATCTCGAATTCCGCCGCCGTTGCCTTCCAGAACATTCCCGGCGACCAACCGAGGATCTTCGGGTTCGTGGCGATACGGTAGAGCGACTTGAGATGATCCTTGATCAGGAGGGGCTTACGGGCTTTCCCAGGACAGCGTCTCCCGCAATCTGCGTTGCCGTCCGCTCGTCCCGCCGCATTGCCCCGGCAGCAATGTGTGCGGACAGCGCCTTTTCGACCGCCTCGCGCCAGGCGAGCTGGTCGGCGGCTGAGATATTGCCGTCGTCGAGGATCCTCGCCGAAAGCGCCGATATCTGATCCTCGTCATCCGCGACGATCAGGCAGCGGACGGCGCAGGCAACTGCCTTCGGCTCGAAGCCGAGAAGGCGGCCGTAGAGCTCGTCGAGGGTGCGGGCGCCGATCGCGTCGGAAAGGCGAGCGAGCCCGGAGAAGGTGACGGCGATGCGGAAGTCGATCGAGCCGATGCGAACCTCCGCCTCGCCCCGCAATGGGTTGGCAGGCAACATGGAACTCTCCGCTTAGACAGCCGGCACGAATGTGAGCGCGCCGGTCATGGCGCAACGGATATCGGCCTGCAGCTCGTTGGTCTTGTCGCCGGAGAAGGTCATCGAGACGAGCATGTCACCTTCGAAGGTGCCGACGCCGGGCACCGTGACCTGATACTCGGTGATGACCTGGTTGACGGCATCAGCGGTGACCGCCTTCATCGTAACGGTATCGACGAAGGCGCCCTGCCCGCTGAAACGGATGGACTGGATGCCGTACATCAGCGCCAGCGTGAGCTTGCTGCCGGGATCGGTGCAGCTCGGCTTGGTGATGTCGATTTCCTCGTTGTTGATCTCGAGGGATCGCTGTTCGGTGATGCAGGCC